ACAGCGTCTACATCGGCCGCCGCAAGGGTGGCTGCATTGTTACCTGTATACTCATACTTGGTTACATAGTTCATCATAATTAACTCTCCTTTGTTCACTCTATACTTACAGTATACCTGTTTTCATAGCATATGTCAAGGGCAAAAGCCAAAAAAAATAAAAATAATTTAGTTCTTGACAAATAAAAAGCCCTTATAAATCAAGGGCTTCAGAGGGGTGCGACAAGATGGGCCAAAAATAATTTACTTGACTGCCGCAAATATATGTGGTATAATAGAGAATTTAGCCGCAAAAAACTGCCGAGAAAATTAGCAAACCTCAGAAAAAAATCTTGACACGCCGATAAAAAGCAGGTAGAGGCACACTAGACTGGCAACGATATAGCCTTTTTCTTGGCCTTTTTAAATTTTATGGGATATAGTGGGATATTATGGGTATTACTGGGTTTTGTTTCCGCAACAACTTATTTCTTCTTCTTATTCTTATATCCCATGTAATTAGGAACCTTATCCTCTTGTTTCTTTATCCATGCATAATAGTAATTCATCATCTTAGTCAGTAATCTTTTCACTATGGTAACTTCTCTATGCATATAGGACAATCATATACTGGTAGATATGGTCTACGTTCTGCTAGTTCTACATACATCTTCCAAGAGAGAAGTAGTAACCCTAGTAATATTAGTCTATCAATTGTCATTGGAGGGATATACCATTTCTTTTGACCATCTTAGTAATGATTCACTACGTTCTTTTATATCAATTGTTTCATCACATATACGTTCTATGTCTCTTAGTATCATATCTACTGTTCTAGGAAACATTACCACGTTGTCTTTATTATTACTCATTATCTTTACTCCTCGTAACTTAACCATCCTGTAATGATGTATTTGTCTTCTTTTGGTGCTGGTATACCTCTATGCACATGTGTCCAATCACTAGGCCATATGAGTGTTTTACCCTTTACTGCCTTTATCCTACATTGTTGATATAGAAACTCTGTCTCTCCACCCTCTTCTACGTCATTAAGATAGGTCATGAATACGAGATGTCTTCTACATGTGTTTATATTACTACGTTCCATGTGATATTGATGGAAGCCTTCGTTAGGTGCGTAATGTTGTATATTAGGATATTCTACGACACCCCACGGTGATGTCTTACCAGACCATGCATATCTTTCTACATGTTTGTCTATTGCTGGTTGTAGGATGTGGTCATTATATGCAGTAGTAATGTCTGTCATAGATGTTATCGTAGCATCTGTTGATTCCTTGATATGTGAATGAACTCCTATCGTTTCATCATGCAGAGAGTGACCACGTTTCTTTTCATTGTTTCTCCAGTAGTCGATAAGACCATCACATATGTCAAATCTGTCTGAATGATGTTCTGTAATGAAGTTCATCGAACAGGGTCTCCATTGAACCATGTAACCAGTGAATATCTTGTTCCCTTGGTTACTGGATATACCTTATGCATATGCCATGATGGAAAGAACATCAGTGTTCCCTTAGTAGGACTCCATCTACTATCCTTTGATATACTAGGATAGAATTCAAAGTCTCCACCGTCAAAGTCTTCGTTTAACCATAAGACCATTGATATCTTTCGTGTCTTACCATGCAGAAACTTGTTGCCTGGTGCGTCTATACGTTTATATCCATCACCGTCTGTATGCCATTCATAGTGTCCACCATCTGTGTATTTACCTAATTGAAATGATTCTGCACTATCAATATCTAAATTCCATCCACCACTGATATTCGCATTTGTCATATAAGGCCAGACCAAATCGTATAACCATTGTTCATTGTTCCATATAATGTCTGTCTTACGAATCTTCTTGTTTGATGGGTCTTTATCGTTCTTTGTTGATGCAGATTGCCATGTTCCCTTACCAATGTCCATAATTTTGTCAATCTGTTCATCAGTTATAACATTATCATATTTCCAATATATGGATGTTATTGGAAAACTTCTATTGCTCATATTCCATCCACCCATTAATCATGTATTTCGCACCTGTAAGTGGTGGGTTACCTCTATGTGTATGTGTAAACGAACTAGGACAAATAACAATGGTTCCCTTCTTTGGTGCAATACGTCTGGATTGGTAAAGAAACTCTGTCTCTCCACCTTCCTCAACATCGTTTAGATATGCCATGACAAGTAATAGTCGTGAACCGTGTTCTCTTGTATCATGTTCACAGTGCCACATGTGATATCCACCTGTTGGTTCTGTCTTTTGTATCTTGATACTTGGATAGAACCGATGTTGATTAACCGACTGTAGTATACCGTATTTGTGTGCATAGTGTTGATAACAATCCCATGATGCATCAATAAAGTTTCTTACTTCTGGTTGTAGTTGTTCAAACAAAACGTCACCCATATGATGTTTATTTGCTGGAAACATAATGTCGTTGTCCTTATCAATAGGACGAACCTTTTCGAATTCAACTCGTTTTCTTGTATACTTCAGTTCATGACAATCATCATATGCCGTTATAAGTTTATCACAATGTTCATCGTCAAGTGCGTTAGGAAACACACCAATAAAATCAGTTATATCCATCAATACCTTCCAATCCAGTTAAAATTAATAACATACCTAAAAGGTGTGTCTGTTTGTGTAACACTCTCGTGTCTATGACTTCCATCGAATATTACGAAACGATTTGCAACACTCTCTACTGGCGGTGCATTCTCAAAGTTTGTATATCCATTACATGTATTCAGATATAGAATTCCTGTCAATCGTTGAACAAAGGTTCCCTCTATATCAATATGCATTCCTTGATGTTGATGTTCAGTTGTTCTAGGAACACAATTACCCTTAACACGAATAAGTGCAAGGGGATTAATCTTTTCCATAATAGGAATTATAAGGTTAAAATATTGTTGTGTCAGTCCTGTAGTATAAAATGTATGTGTAAGTGCTGGTTGTCCATCCATTGGAGTAACCACACCATTATATGCATACCAAGGAAAATGAGGGCCTAACAACTCCTCTAATGCACCAAAGTCATCTGGGTTCAAATAATTATCATATACTTGCATATCGTTACGTCCTGTAATTAACATTTAACACCAACCGATATTGCTCATCACTACATGTGGTTCCAGTGTGTCTTGTATAACCGTCAAAAGTCACAAGTCTATTTGCAACACTCTCTACCTTTGTTCCATCTTGAAATAAGGTGTATCCATTACATGTATTCAGATATAGAATAGATGTGGTGTAGGGTTCAACACTTGTTCCAAAGTCAGTATGCATACCGTGAACATTTACTTCCTCTGTGCCGTGAAGGAAATTAATCTTAGAACGCAGTAGTTCCTTTACGCCAAGTTTGTCGTATGTTGAATAGAACAGTTCGTTAGCAGCACTTTCCCTACCGTCATCATTCTTAAATAAATGAGTGAGTTGGTAATTGCCATCATTTGCATAACTGGTTGACTTCTGAACATAATAAGGAAAGTCTGGGCCCATCAGAACACTCTGAATATGGTCAAACATCTCTGGTATCATGAAGTCATCAATAATCTTCATTAGAAATATTCTCTAAAACAACTCAACATTTTACGTTTTGTATCTGTAGATAGAGAGTTTAGATATGGGTCATGTTTAGGTTCTGGGTCATTTAGATTGTCATCCAATCGAATAATCATTGCCTGCAACAAATCAACTGTTCTAAACTCATCAAGTGTTACTGTTACTGTTACTTCTTGTTTTGACATTAAATAATCTCCTCCATTAACGGCTTCGTAGCTTGGGTAGCCCTTTTCAAAAACTGGTGCTTCCATTATAGTTCACCTTCTTTTTCTTTTATCTTTAATTCTGCTAGACTTATCTTCTGGTCAATCAATCGGATATCATAAACAACACCAGTGTCAGAATGTGTGCCACGATTTCCATCTATCCAAATAAGTTTATTCAATAACTCATTCCAAACTTTTACTTCGTCTTTCAATCGTTCTACCAAAAGACTTTCTTTAATCCATTCATGGTAACGCATAATC